TTACTTGGTGTGGGCCTTGTTGAACCGGGGCTTCTCTTCCCGAATTGCCACCCGCTCAGCCTTCTCGGCTTCGGCGCGCGTGGGGTGCCATTCGACGGTGATCCTGCTGACGTCCCGGAACCATGCGGCGGCGTAGCCGTGGGTTCTTGTCCGCTGCATGATCGATATGGATATCCCGACATACAACAGGTCGCCGGCCACATTGAAGTGGCGGTAAAGGCACGTCGCCTGCGATTTCGCTTCCTGCCTTACATGCTGTGCCGCCCAGTCTGAGATCGCTGCCACATCCCACAGCGGCTGGCCATCGCTGTCACTCGATCCAGGGGCAGGGAACGTCTTGCGACGAACTATTGCCGTCCCCTTGTGCGGGAACAGGCCAAGATAGATGGCGCACCCCTCTGCAGTGAGCCATCGCCCTTCATGCAGATCGTCGGCAGTGAGTGAGCGAACGTCGTCTCGATCGAGGTAGATCATGGGTTTCCTTGGTTACTTCGTCGGGCTGGTCAGCGCACCGCGGCGCTTACGCACATAAATCTCTGTGGTGGTCACTGACTGGTGGCCGAGCTGCTGCTGTGCCTTCCGAATATCGCCAGCCGAATCGGCCTTATCGGTGCCGGCCTTGGCTCGCAGATCCCTGAACTGGAACTGGTCCTTCGGGATGCCGGCACGTTCGCGCGCTCGATCGAAGCGGTAGCGCAGCGCATCCTTGCCGATCGGCAGCCAGTCCTCGCCCAGCAACAGGCGCGTGCTGATCGGCGCATCGTCCGGTCGCTTCCTCGACAGCAGGCGGTCGATCAACACCTTCAGCTCGCCGGTAATGGCGATGCGCATCTGCATCTTCGTCTTGCTCTGGCGCAGCACCAGCACTCCGTCCTTGATGTTGCGGCGGTCCAGTTCGCGCACGTCCGCTGGCCGCTGGCCGGTCAGGTAGGCCAGGTCCATCGCGTCCTTCAGTACCTGGTCTGCAGCGTCGTACACCCGCTGCAGCACGTCGTCCTCCACGTACACGTCGCGGCCGTCCTCCCGGTTGCGGTTCACGCCCGCGCATGGGTTCGGCAGGTCGGTGTAGCCCTTCTTGCGGCACCAGTTCCAGAGGTGCGACAGCAGCGATTTCTCCCGGTTCGCGCTCACCGGCGCATCGCGGCGCCACTGCAGGTAGTTGAACACGTGCGTCGGCCGGATGGCATCGAGCGGTCCCGGTGGGTCGTCGAAGAACTCGATCAGCTTGTCCAGTTCGCGCTTGTTCGCCTTGCGGGTGCCCTCGGCCTTGGTGGGGATGACCTCGACCTGATAGCGCTCTGCGGCCTGGCGGAACGTCAGCTTCGCGCCTGCGGGGATCGTCGACGCCCGTTCGAACTCCGCCCACTTCTGGATGGCCAGGCCGTAGTCGCTACCCAGCGGGGTTTCCTTGCGCGGCTTGCCGCCGTGGTCGTAGTAGTAGTGCACCACGCCGGATTTCTGCTTGCGCTTGCGGAACCGGGGGATCGCCCCGGGCTTTGTCGGCTTCCTTCCCATCATGCGGCCTTGTTCGGTTTCCAATCGGTCGCCGGCGGCGTCTTCGGCTCCGGCTTGCCATCGATCGCGGACCACAGCACCACTGGCCACCCGTGGGCGTCCAGATAGTGCCGGATCCCGTTGTTGCGCAGAAACTCGGCCTGGCCCTTCCGCCGCGGTGTGCGGCAAAGCGCCTTGATATCGTCACGGGACAGGTAGGGGCTGTCGGCCATGTTGTCCTCCTTCAGTTCGTGGCCAGCGCAGCGCGCAGCTGCTCGTCTGGATCCGGGTAGCAGTCCATGTAGGCGCCGATCACTTCGGCCGCGACTTCCGGGACGATGGCATTGCCGTAGGCGCGCAGGCGTCCCACGCGGCCGGGAACCCCATGAGCCAGCAGACGAATGCCGGGTTCAAAGCGCCGGGCTTTTCCGTCGTGGCCGATGAGCCAGTGCGCCCCGGTCCATGCGCTGCCTTCACCTGCATGTTCAGATCCGAGAGGCTTATGCCCATCGAGTTCCCGCGAGCGACACTGTCCCGCTTCCGCTGCAAGAACTGCTCTGGCTCTCCATTCGCCTGCTGCGCAAGCGGCGTCCCCCACAGAGCCGTAGCCGCGTAGTCGGGGAGAATCGACATCCCATGCCCTTGCGCCTTCTTCTCCGCGATGTACTCCGGGGAGTGCGCTGGCATGTGATCCCTCGCGCATGGTGTTGGCCACAAGGCCGCCGGCGTGTTCTGCGCGATCCAGTACACCTGCCGCGGCAGAAGATCCAGTCGGCTCGCACCATCCTTTCGCGGCGCGAATGACATGCCCGGACTGTCCTTCCAGTCCCGGGTTGTCGGTGGGGGCCACAAACCAGAGCCGGTCCCGGCGATGGGGCGCGTCGACGGCACAAGCTGGGACAACGACCGCCCGGCAGGCGTAGTCCTCTGCTTCCAGGTCAGCAGACACTCCGTCGAGCCAGTTCTTGCCAACCGCCGCCGCAACCTGTTCTCCCATGACGACAGCGGGCCGTCGGGCACGGATGAGGCGAAGGAAGTGGGGCCACAGGTGCCGATCGTCATCCTGGGCTTTTCCTTTACCCGCGACGGAGAACGGCTGGCACGGGGCGCTGCCGGTCCAGAGCTCGCGGTCGTCGGGCCACCCAGCAAGTCGAGCTGCAAGGGACCAACCGGCGATGCCGGCGAAGAAGTGGCATTGCCGGTATCCGGCGAGGTCTGAAGGTTGAACATCGGTGATGCTCCTGGTGTCGACGTGGCCGGGCGGGATCAACCCGGCATCGATGAGGTTGCGGATCCATTGCGCTGCGTAGGGATCCCATTCGCTGTAGTAGTTCACGCTGCGCACCTCCGCCAGCACCAGCGCAGCCCATTGCGCGCGGCGCGGCATGCGCGGCTGATCGCCCACAGGGTGGCCATCCCCACCACGAACCCGGCCAGGGCGAACACGTGGACCATTGCAGCGGTGAGCAGCTGGTCAGCCATGGGCGTCTGCCTGGTCCTGGTAGAACTCATGGGCGCGATCCAGCTCGGCGCGGATGTAGTCCTGCCACCAGTTGACGTCGCCACCGCCGCCGTCGCCCAGCAGGCCGGCGTCGTAGCGATCCAGCTGCAGCCCCAGGTCCACGGCCTGCGCGGGCGGTCCGAGATATACCGGAACCGCATCATCTCCGGGGCGATCCCAATAGGTTCCGGTCCAACGCAGAGTCTTGTCCTTGCTGCGCAGCTGGCTGGCATCAATTGGACTGATGAAGCACACCGGCTCACCCACCGGCTGGCGGGCGGCGATCTTCTTGCCTTCCTCCAACCCTTCCATGTAAGCGGCGCGCTCGCCCTCGGTCCGCGCACGCAGCTCATCGCAGCCTTGCACATACACCGGCTGGCGGGCGGCGAGCAGTGCGCGCAGCGTTTCCGCGCTCATGACCACCGGGCAGACAAGCGACTCAGGGAAGTCGTGCCCGTCACCCTGCCAATGCCAAACCTCGCCATTGCGCAGCTGCAGCGGCATCTCGGCCCGCTCGCGGAGACCCGCCAGCACGTAGTCGCTGACCCATGTGTGCCCTTCGTAGGCCGGCCCATCCTGACCACCCGGGGAGGGCTGGGCGGAGAGGGCGGCATAGGGAGCCCAATGAGTCGGCCCATACTCGGTGTCTACGGCATGGTTGACGAACGCAGAGCCGTTGTTGAAATCAATGAATGCCCACGGGAATCCACCCGTATCGGACGGCCAGGTCCCATCGTCGTTCTGCACCGGCGACACCGGCGCAGACCACCAGCCGGGCGATACATGGTCTTCACCCCACCGAAGACGAACCACGGTTCCGTCGCGCGGGCACGTGTCCATCGAGCGCCACGGCGCCCGCTCGGCCTGATCCCCCAGCCTCACCCTCCCACCGGGCTGCACGTCCGCCAGGGTCTTGTCAGTGCTCATGCTGATTCTCCTTTGACGCGAGCGAGGGCGGCGCTGACATCAGCCATCGGCGTCTGCAACTCCGATGCCGAACGCCCGTTGTAATAGAAACACCCGTCGTCCATGTCGCCATGGAGTGCGAGCTGCGCGACAAGCAACGAGGTGGACTCGATCAGCTTGCCAACTACATCAATGGAAGCACTTAGCTCTGGCACCCTTGTATCGGTATCAACTCCTGCTACCTGAGCGGCCATCAGATCGCCAAGGACGGAGTGCATCACTGCCAGCACATCAACAGCTAGGGTCTTGTTGTCGGTGGTCATGCGAATGCTCCCATTGCGGCGTCGATCTTTGAATCCATCAGCGAGTCATCAATCAGCAACTGCGAGTTACTATCGATCCACAGCAGCACGGACCACTCATCGGGAGCGCGGTCCCGCAGCCACCGATACCGCTCCGCATCCACCCGCAGCGCATCAGCCTCGCGCTCCTTCTCGCAGGACAGTGCCACGGCATCGAGAGCGGCCTTTGCGGCGTTCTGTAGCTCAGCGCGCAGGCGGGCGATCTCTGCCTGCATGTCTTCCATGGTCTGTGCGCTAGCGGTCATGCGCGTTCTCCCTTCTTCGTGCGGCTGTCGTGGCCACCCTCGACCACCTGGCGGCGGCTGATGGTGGATCGGTCGATGGGGCTGTTGTCGAGCTTCTGGACCTTGCCGCCCGAGCGCAGGAACTGCGCTACGTCGTCGGCGATCTCGGCCCGCTGGCGGTCCTTCTCGGCCTGCGTGGCCAGGTCGAAGGTCGGCTGTACGTGGATGCTGGTCACGAATGGATCTCCTGATTTGCCAGCAGCGGCCAACGGGTGCGGCGCTGCCAGCTTTGGGTGAGGTGGTTCAGCTCGACTTGCAGCGGATCGCGGCGCAGGGGTTTCAGCGGGTCGTGCAGGCGGCGCTCGGTGTTCCGGCAGGGCGCGCACGCGGCGGTGGCCTTGCCGTTGATGAGGGGGAAGAACCGCAGCGGCAGCCGGGCCGCGCACTTCGTGCAGGTCTTCATGCCGGCGGATCTCCGCGCAGGCCTTCCCAGGTGAGCGGGAACGGGCCCAGCTTCAGCCGCGCCGCGGCCTGCTTCTTCGTCAGGCCCAGCGCCTCGGCCACTTCCATGGTCGTGACGCGCTTCCCGTCGATCACGTGGTCGAACTGGCGGGCGTGGTTGTTGCCGCCGCGCTTCGTGCCGACGTGGGGATAGTCGTAGTTGAGGCCCCTCATGCCGCCACCTTCAGGCCGAACACCTGGCGCGCTGCGTGGTACTCGCGCAGGAAGCGGTCGAGGTGGCCCTGCAGCTTCTCGGTGAAGCCGTCGCGGTGCACGCGCACGATCAGGGCGTCGTAGCCGGGGCAGTACGACATGAAATCCCACCACTCGCGCTCGGTGATGATCAGGCTGCCGTGCACCTGGGGCTTGTGTTCGTCCGGCACGCCGCCGGCGCGCAGCCACTTCACGTGGGTGGGGCCGTCCGGGCATTTGATTTCCAGCCCGCCGTCCAGCTGGATCAAGCTGTCCGGGCTGCAACCGAGCGTGCCGGCATCGTTGAGGATGAACCCGACCTGCTGCGGCACCACCTCGCGCTCGAAGGCGTACAGCTCGCGGGCGTCGTCCTCGAGGAATTCCCCGCGCTCGGTGTGCCGGTTGCCGGTGAAGGACTGGCCGGCGTCCGGGCGCACAACCTCGTCGATCAGCTGGTTGATGTAGGTGTCAGCGGCAGCCGCGTACTCGCCCTTCTTCGGCGTGATGATGCTGCCGAACTCGCTGGCGGTCGGCACGCCGCGGCGGGCGGCGTACCATTCCGGCGATCGCTGTTCGAAGGTCAGGATCTGCGCCATGGGTCAGTCCTTCGGCTTGGTCGCTGCGGCGGCGCGGTTGAATGCCTCGCGCACTTCCGGCGGCAGGTTGGCCGGCTTGCCGCCGTAGGCCTGCAGCACCTCGGCCTTTCGCTTCGTGTAGTCCTGGTGGGTCTTCAGGCCGTCCGCCACCTGCACCCATTCCTGGGCAATCTCGCGCGCGATGCGCTGCTGCTCGTTCTCGCCGGCAGCGTTGCCGTCGTCGTCGTCGCCGATCGTCAGGTTGAAGATCATCATCACCAGGTAGCGCCGGCCGTAGCTGATGGCCGAGCCGCGCCCGTGCGTGGTGGTCTTGTTCTTCTCGCCCTTGATACCGACGTTGTCGATCGGGGCGTCGTAGGTGTAGGTCTTCGAATACCCACCGTCGTGCATCACGTCGCAGACGATCCCCACGTGGTCGGCCAGTTCCGAGCGGTCGGTGCCGAACGACAGGGAGAAGCCGTGGCGGGTGTAGATCGGGGTGATCAGCCGGTTGATATCTTCGAGCAGCGCATACCGGCTGTTGGTCTGCTTGTTCTTGCCGCGCTTCTGAATCGCGGGCATTTCCTTCTGGCAGGCCTTCATGGCGTCCGCGTAGGCGCGGGCCGCATCACGGTCCTGCATTTCCTTGTGCATTTCCCACATGCGTTCCAAGCGCTCGACACCCTGATCGGGGAGCAGCAGCGCCTGCTGCAGCGCCACGGCAAGGCCGGTGCCCGGCTGCTCGCTGGCTTCGGTGGTGACGATCTGATTCATGGGCATTTTCTCGACATGAAATGAGGTGCCCGGCTCTCGGAGCCGCCGCCGGGCGGGTGTGTGGTGTGGATCAATCGCGGCTTTCGGGGCTGATCGTCAGGCGCCACTTGATTGCCTCGGGGCTGAATGCGCCTGCTGCCAGGCCCTCCGCGATCTGCTTGATCAGAGGCGAGTTCTTCTTCGTGAGCTGGGCAACCATCTGCTCCTTGAGCGCCGCCTGCAGCGTGCCGATCTGCTCCTCGATAGCTGCGCGCGCGGCTTTGCGAATGGCGTCCCCGATGGCCCAGTCCAGCCACGTCTTATGGGATGAGTGGTGGTAGTTGCTCGGCTTTCCTTCGCTGTCCACCTGTGTCGCGAGGATCGTGCTGACCGCCTTTTCCAGCACGTTTGCGCTGCCGCCCAGCGCCTGCGAAATGGCTGCAGTGATGTTGGCCTGGATGATCGGCTCGATGACGTCCTGCGGAATCTGGAGAGTGGGTGCTGCCATGAGAAATGCCTTTGCCGGTACGGCCGGCGTTGTTGGAATGAATGCCGGCGTCGTGGAATCCCGGCCGGCGCGGGGCCCGTGAGGGCGGGGGAATTCAGCCGCGCACGCTGCTGGTTGCAACCCATCGGGCTTTGGCAGCGTCACGGTCGGTGTGGGCCTGGTGGATCTCGGCGATGCGCAGCGGCACGACGACGGCGGCGAACAGCGCGACGGCGGCCCAGGCGATGCGGAGGCTCGACTGGCGGGGATGTGGGCTCTTCATGGGATAGCCCGCCCATGAACCTTCCAGAACAGGTCCTTGATTTCGCTGGGCAGCTGGCTCATAGAGCGGGCCACAAGAAAAGCGCGCTCCACTATCAGGTCAGATCCGTGGTCCCCGGTATCTACGTTCGTCTCGGCCAGCTGCCCCAACTTTCGGGCGTTGTACTCGTCACGAATGTCATCGTCATCGAACTCATCGAGATCGACTTCAACGCTGATGTACGGCATCGCAATCTCCTTCAACGCAGACGCCTTCAATGGCCTCCTGCTGGTTCATGGCGGCGTCGGCCAGCGACACCGGCGGGGTGATGGGTGGCGCCGCGCCGAACTGCACGGCGAAGGCTGCGTCCAGCCGGTCAAACGGGTTCATGGGGCGTCTCCGGGTCGCAGGCGGCCAGCGCCTCGCGCAGGCACTCTTCGGCGTGGATCAGGTCGGTGAAGTCGCTGGCACTCAGCACGGCGCGGGCTGCGTCGAAGACGGCGGCGACCGACGCACGTGCTGCCACCTGCGCGGCATAGGGCTGTCCTGCGTCCTTCTCGCGCTCTACCGCCTGATCCATTACCGCCAGCACGTCGACCCGGCTCACGACAGCACCGCCTGCACCATGACGGCGAACGCGACGCCCATGCAGAAGGCCAGCAGGTAGCCCGTCGCCAGCTTCAGCGCCTGGAAGTGCAGGGCTCGGTCGGCGGTGATCATGCGGCCTCCATGGCGTCGAGCGCCTTGGTTGCTTCTTCCAGTTCCGTTTCCAGCGATTCGATGTGCTGGTTCTTCTCCGCGATGCGCTCTTCCAGCTCGGCGATGGTCTGCTGGGCCTGGATCAGTTCGAGGTAGGCGTTGTCCAGTGCCTCGCGCAGCGGGATAGTCGCTTCGTCCTTGATGCTCTCAACAAGATCCTTCAGCACATCCTCGATCGCAGATGGGATGACCTCGATAGCCTTGTCCCTCAGCTTGTCCAGCGTCGGGCAGGTCTCCCCGATGGCATCGAAGGACAGGCGGCGGGCTTCGCGCTCGTTGGCCCGGCTCATGCCGCACCGCCAGCGCGCATCGAGCGCTCGACCTGCCGGACGAGCCGGGCCTGCATGTCCAGCAGCTCCCGCAGGTCGTGCAGCAGGTGCGCCGGGACCTCGACCTCGGAAACCAGATAGTCCAGTGCGCGCTCGGAGGTCACCATCACCGAGATCAGCTCGGCGTCTTCGTCCTCGTCCAGCAGCACCGAGACGGTGAAGCCCATGGCCACGCTGCCGCCTTCGAGAGGCTTCCAGGTGATCTTTTTCACCTTGGCGTCGGCGAAGAACACCGGCTCGATGTGGTCCATCAGGGAGCCGATCGACAGCTCGTAGCCTTCGAACTTGCCGGTGATGTCCTGCTCGCCCAGCAGCGGCAGGTTCAGCGCCACCAGGTCGGTGCTGCCTTCCATCGGCAGGTTCTGCTGCTGGCCCTTGTCGGCCTTCTTCCAGAACGCCGGCAGGATGGCCGGGTCGATGGTGTTGAGGATCGTGTTCGGAGCGTTCAGCGAGAACTTCAGGTCAGCAGCGGCCGCGTCTTCGTCGCCGTGCTTTTCCTTCCGCAGGTTCAGATGCGAGAACACCGCATCGTGTTGATCGAGTTGGAACATCGGTGGTGCCTCTCGTAGGAGCCGGCCGCGCCGGCGGGAAGTCAGGACCAGGACCACGCCAGCGGCCAGCACATGGCCGCTGCGAGCAGGGCGGTGATGGCGTAGCAGGCGAGGCAAGCGGCGAAGTGGCGCCAGTTGCTGCAGCCGAAGAAGGTCAGGAGGCGCATGCGTCCTCCGACTCGAAGGCGGCCAGAGCGGCAAGGAGGCGCTCGTCGGCCATGACCTGGTCTGTGAGGTCGCGGGCTGCAAGGGAAGCGCGGGCGGCGGACCGCAACTCGATCAGCGGTGCGCGCATCGAGCGCAGCTCCGCCAGCAGGATGCGTGCGTGTTCTGCCATGCGGTCCGCGGTGATCTGCCTACCGCCGTGCTTGGCCGCCGCCTTGTCGGCCTGCTTGCCGTAGCGTGCGGCGCGGTCCGCCCTGTCCCGCAACTGGCGGTCCAGCACGGCCAGAACATCCACACCGCGGCTCACGACAGCACCGCCTGCGCCAGCACGGCGGCCAGCACGCCCAGGCAGAACGCCAGGGCATTGGCGACGACAGTGGCCACCACGTGGTGCCGATGCTCGCGTTCGGCGGCGGTCATGCGGCGTCCTCCAGGTGCCCGGCCTCGAAATCCTTCATCGAGGCGTCCACGCGGCGGGACATGTCGCGGACCAGGTCAGCCAGCTCCCGGAAGTGGGGCAACAGGTGGGCCGGAACCTCCTGCGTCAGGAGGTGGGTCATCACGTGCCGAGCCTGGCTCAGCTTCTCGACCAGCGGGGCCACGTCGCCCTCGCGCTCCAGCTCCGCCGCCACGTGGTCGCAGGCGAACTGGAAGGCCTCGTCGTTCGGTTCGGCCGGTGCGCGGCCGTCATGGCTGCGCTGAGCAGCGCGGGCCAGGTCGTTTGCGGTGCGGACTGCCATGGGTGACCCCGTCATATGGCCCGGGTGGGCCGACGGGGTCAGTAAAGCAATGCTTAAGCACGAAGTCAAGCGATGCTTTAGCGATTTGCGTAAAAAAACCCCGCTCGCTATGGCGGGGCCATTACGGGAACGGCTGACTTAGGCCGGCGGGTGGACCATCCAGTAGCCGCAGCCGATCGCCGCGAGCAGCGCAACGACCGAAAAAGCGGGGCCAGCTCGCGTCAGGCCGAACACCGAGCCCAGAATGCCGCCGACAACGGTGGCGGCCAGCGATAGAAGGAGAACCCAGTACCAGGCAACCCACCAGAAGCCCGCTATGAACAGCACGGTGGCAAGGATCGGGGACAGCCACACCGCCATCATTGGGATCGAGGGGCCTGCGTAGAACGCAGTACCATCCCGCTTGGCCATGACTTTGCCGGCATAAAAGACGGACCACAATAATGTGGATCCCAAGGCAAAAAGCAGCGTGCTGTTCAATTCACATCCCCTGTGCGTTTAGTTGAATCGCTCAATCCGGTTGCGCAGATAGACCTTCCCGCCTATCAACGTGCCCTCTGGAATCGGGAACGGATCCCCATAGTTCTTGTTGTCGCTGGCGACGTGGATAACGCCTCGGTCGAGCAGGCGCTTGATCTGCTGACCGTTGCCCATGTTGATGAGGTAGATGCCGTCGCCGTCGAAAGCTGTGATGCCGGTGTCCACAACCACCGCATCGCCCGGCTGGATCACCGGCTGCATTGAGTCTCCGTTTCCGGTGATCAGCCTAAGACGACCTGGCGGCGGCACGAAGCCGACGATGCTTCTGATGTATCCAGGCTCGAAATCGATGGCCCGGATGACGTCCGGGTAGTCGGGATTTTCAACGGCCTCGCCCATTCCTGCCTCCGCGTCCAGTTGCTGAACGCGAACATAGTTCCCGGTTGTCGCTGGGACTGAGACGACCTCGGAGCCATCGCCCATCCCGAAATGCGACAACGGTCGGCTGGTGAGAGAGGCAAGCTTTGGAAGCTTCCGCTTGTCGACCTTGCCAGTACGAAGCCAGCCAGAGACGGCCTGCTCGGTGACGCCAAAAGCGTCAGCAATTTCCTTCTGGGTGCGTCCAGACCCCTCGATGGCCGAGCGGATGGCGACCGCCATTTCGTGGTTTTCAAGCATCGCTTGATTCTCCACGGACAACCCCTGCCATTGTAAGAAAGCATCGCTTGACCTGAGGCTTAAGCAATGCTTTAGTATCACCATGAACACAATCGCCACCGCAATTGAGAGACATGGGGCTGGGCAGGCCGGTATCGCACGGTTGCTCGGCGTGACGCCGCAGGCGGTAAGCCAGTGGGTAAACGGCAGTAGGCCGGTTCCCCCGAAGCATGCCCTCGCAATCGAGGCTGCTACTGGCGTGTCCCGCCATGAGCTCCGGCCCGACGTGTTCGGTCCGGCGCCGCTCGAAGTGGAGCAGCAGACCCCGGAAACCGGGGCTGCCGCCTGATATGTACGCCTGCCGCGCTACTGCAGGGGCGCAAGCACGCGCTGCACTGTTGCGAGCAGTTGCCTCGCCTCTGCCGGCGATCCGTTCTTGGCAACCCGGCGAAGTTCCTCCAGCAGCTCTGGCTGCGTGGGGGCGCCGATGAACAACTGTTCGATCTCGGCCAGCTGCTGCTGCACCTCTTGGCGTTCTCGCTGGGCGCGCTCTGCGGCGCGGGTGAATTGGGCTTCTCGCATTGGTAACTCCTGTGTGGGTGCGGTGGGTGTTGTAGGCCGACCGTACACAGGTTGGGGAAGCGTTCAACGGTCAGCCCCGACCGCTCGTCGGGCGGGGAAGGGGATCACCACCCCGGTCACCTTCCGGCGCCGCCGCGGCCGCACCACCTGGCCAACCGGCCGAACGTCGACCCGCTCGCCGACCCGCTTCAACACGAACCACTTCCCACCCATTCGCATGAGCGTCAGGACGTTGGCTCCGGCCAGCTGATTCGTTTTCGCCACAGGGCTGCACTCCGATTTGGGGATGCGGCCATTTTCAGAACCAGTCAGGGGAACGCAGGGGAAAACGTCTTCCCACGCATTCCCACCCACGGGATAACTGCATGAAAAGCCTAACAATTACCTACGATGACGGCATCGCGCGCAACAGGTCGTTGCGTGAGCACATCGCGGCCCAGGTGTACGCCGGCGCGGGTGTGACTGCGATTGCCGGTCGGCTCGACATGGCCCCTTCGAAGCTGAGCGAGAAGCTGGCCGGCTGCGACAGCGGTGGCAAGCCGCGCGGTCTGTCGATCGACGACCTGGAGCGCTACATCGCCGAGACCAAGGATGTCACGCCGATCCATTACCTGATCGAGCGCTACCTGATTTCTCCCGAGGCACAGCACTCCGAGGCGCTGGCCCAGTTCTCGAAGCTGGCCGCGCTGATGGAGCCGCTGGCCAAGAGCCTGGGAGCGAAGTGGCCATGAACGCTACCGAGAAGGCCATGCTGGCCGTTCGCTCGCTGTGGTTTATCGCTGGCTGCCTGCAGTTGCTGAAGGGGGCAGGCCATGCGTGAGTATGGACAGATCCAGTGCGCGTTCTGGCAGAGCCAGGATGCCCAGGAGTGGACTGACGCCGGCAAGCTGCTGGCCGCCTACCTGATGACCGGCCCCCACTCGAACGGGCTGGGCTGCTACCGCTGCCCGGATGGCTACGTGATGGCCGACCTCGGGTGGTCTCTGGAAAGGGTTTCGGAAGGGTTTGCCGAACTGTCTCGAAACGGTTTCGCATACCGTTTCGAAGGGGTTGTTTTTCTGCCCGGATTCCTGCGCTGGAACAAGGTCGCCAACGGCAACGTGGCGGCGGCGCGTATGGCGGAGTTCGAGGCGCTTCCGAAGGGGGAAGCAAAGGCCCGTGTGGCCGGCGCAATCCTGAAGTACGTCAAGCACTTGGGTAACGACTACCGAACCGTTCTCCAAACCGTTGCAGAACCGGTTACTGAAACGGTTCCTCCAACGGTTACCCAAACAGAACCCAACCCAACCCAACCCAGAGAGAACCCAAACCAAACCACTTGCGCTGCGCCGGCCAAGCCGGCTCCGGCCGCTGACCTGCTGCCACCGGAGCCTGCTTCGCCAGTCGCCGTCAGCTTCTTGCTGAACGACGGGAAGGACTTCGACATCACCGAGGCTCAGGTCCGCGAGTTCGCCGACCTCTATCCGGCCATCGACGTGCTGCAGCAGCTGCGGGCGATGAAGGCCTGGACGATCGCGAATCCGAAGAACCGGAAGACCCGCAGCGGCGCGATGCGGTTCGTGAATTCCTGGCTGAGCCGCGCGCAGAACCAGGCGCCGACCAGGCCGGGTTCGAATTCGGCTCCGCAGAAGGGCGCACTGCCGAGGCTCAGCGCATGACGACCCTCGAAGACAACCACCGCTCTGCCATTCACCAGGTCGAGCGCCAAGTGCTGCACACCGCCATGTGCCGCCCGTCCAGCATCGCCGACATGCCGCTGCAGTCGTGCCACTTCGGCAACGAGGCACACGGCCAACTGTGGGAGCTCATCCGCAGCATGGACTCCGGCGGCAAGCCCGTCGACGCGGTGACGATCTCCGACGTGGCGGACCGGATGGGTAGCGCGCGCCTGAGCGAGTTGGCGCTGCTGATCGGTGCCGACCGCGACCTGTACCCCAGCAGCCAGCCGGCCTATCAGTCCTCGATCTTGTTGGCAGCTTGGCGTGACCGTGAGGCCCTGGCGATTGCGCGGGAGCTGCAGGAAGGCGCGCGGGCTCGGCAGGAGGACGCGGTCGACGCCGCGATCCAGCGGCTGATGACCCTGCACACCGCAGACCGGAGCTACGAACACACCTCGCAGTCGGCGCTCGATGCCGCCGTGGCTCAGGCCATGGAAGCGCAACGCAATGGCGGGAAGCTGATCGGCGTCTCCACCGGCATCTTCGACTTGGACGAGGCGCTGGGAGGTTTCCACGACAGCGACCTGATCATCGTGGGTGCGCGGCCGGCGATGGGTAAGACGGGCTTCCTGCTTGGCGCCACTGCCGCTGGCGCCAAGGGCGGGCCGGTGGGCCTGATCTCGGGCGAGCAGCCTGCCGACCAAGTGGGCCTGCGCTGGCTGGCCGCTGGGTCGGGTGTCAACGTCGGTCGCCTGCGCGCTGGCAAGTTCCGCCACGACGACGTCGGCTCGCTGCTGCACGCCGCCGAGCAGTACGGCGCGCTGCCGGTGCGCATCCACGACCGGCCATCGCCGGACATCACCGAGGTGGTGCGCGAGGCCCGCCGGTGGAAACACCAGCTGGGCATCCGCGCGCTCTACGTGGACTACCTGCAGCGCATCGAGATCGCATCGATGTCGCGCGCGCCGAAGCACCAGCAGGTGGGCAGCATCACCCGCAGCCTGAAGAATCTGGCCCGCGATCTGCGGATCCCGGTGGTGGCGCTGGCCCAGGTAAACCGCGAAGCCGATGGAGAGCGTCCGCAAATGAAGCACCTGGCCGACAGCTCGGAAATCGAGAAGGAAGCCGACCAGATCATGATGCTGTGGCGGGACCTGTCCAACCCACAGGCAGAACGCACCGCTGCCGAGATCAACGTGGTGAAAAACCGCCACGGCAACATCGGTGTGGTGCCAGTGACCTGGCACGGTGGTTCGACGTCCTACGTCAACCGCAGCGCAGCCGACGAGCTGGGGGAAGTTGCATGACCCTGACCGCCGCAGCGAAGAAGATCCGCGCCAAGCGCGCACGCCGGCCGATCTACCTGGTGGTGGCCAAGCTGATCGACCCGAACACCGGTGAGCTGGTGGGCGCCCTGGTGCCGGCCAATGCCGTCGACCAGCGTCTGCTGCGCGATCGCAAGTTCCGCGTGGGCCGGGAGATCCGCGGCGAGCTGAAGCAGCCGCGCGAGGAATGGCAGCACCGGCTGATCCACAAGATCGGGCACCTGATGGTCGACAACGTCGAAGGCTGGGAGCAGCTGGACGCGCACGACGCGGTGAAGCGCCTGCAGCTGGACGCCGGCGTGTGCTGCGAGACGGTGGAAATGGACGCTACCCCCGTCATTGCCGCGGTGCTGGACGCATGCGAGGCGCTGCTGGGTGCAGGCGCCCGCAAAGTGCTGGCCGGTGTGCTGCCGGAGATCCGCACGATCCCGGTCAAGCGCGCCGAGAGCCTGTCATTCGACGAGATGGAACAGGCCCGGTTCCAGGAGCTGTTCGACGGCCTGACCGAGTACATCGGCCACCGCTACGCCCACGTGATGCTTGACGAAGTGCGCGCCGAGTTCTGGAACATGGCCGGGCAGAACAGGAGGGTCGCGTGACCCGTCATACCTCAGTTCCGTTGGAGTTCGCCAACATCTGCCATCACTTGGGAGATCGCTTGGTGATACATACCAAACACAGCTGCCTGGGCGTCACTGGGCTGTGCTCCGATCTTGACCAGAGGCCTTACTCCTTCGGCATGCTCAAGAATGCCCATGCAGTGAAACTGAGCTTCCACTTTGTGCTGCAGAAGCACAGCCGATGGGACATCGGCAGCTGGATAGGAATCCAGAGTTCTCAGTTGGATTTCAAGATCGCGGAGCAGCCCCTCGAAGATACTCTTATGGATATTTCCGGTGGCAATCCGGTTAGAGAGAGCCGCAGCCGGAGTCAGCACATTTCCAAGAAGCACAAGAAGTACGTCAGATCTCCGGTTCTTCTCCGACTCCGCGATGTTCTTGGGAACCACCACTGCCGCATAGCCAACCACAGCAGCAACAACGACCTGTGCCCAAGCAGACCAGTTGACATCAACAAACCACTCGCGGACTGGCTTGTCACTCATGACTCCGCCGGTGAGAACAACTCCCGCCATGAATGTCAGCACGGCCACCACCGCCCAATCTCGATCAGTCCGTCCAGACTTCATACGTTTCCCCCCTTGTTGGCACAGATTCTACCGTCCCGGGTGGCCCCGTGAGGACCAAGAACAGCAAGGCCTTCACCCTGGCCGAGAAGCGCCACGTGGACGCGGTGAAGCTGCTGCCATGCAGCGTCTGTAACAGGCCTGGACCCAGCGACGCCCACCACATCAACCAGGGGCAGCACTTCACCACCGTGGCCCTGTGCAAGGACTGCCACCAGGGCAGTTTCAACGGCATCCACGGGCAACGTCGCATGTGGCTCGTCATGAAGATGGACGAGCTGGCCGCCCTCAACGTCACCCTTTCCCGGCTGCAGCTGAAGGAGGCCGCACGATGATCCGCCTCACACTCCCGTATCCGATCAGCTCGAACCGCTACTGGCGGGCTGTGACCATCAAGGGGCATGCCGTCATGGTCCCGACCAAGGAGGCGAAGGCCTACAAGGCCGAGGTTGCCTGGTTGGCCAAGGCTGCAGGGATTGGCCAGCCGCATGCTGGCCGGATTGCGCTGACCATCCGCCTGTATCCGAACCTACCGCAGGACTGGGCGAAGCGCGCGCGCAAGGATCCGCACACCTGGGACGACACGGTGCAGTGCATCGATCTGGGCAACTGCGAGAAGGTGCTGTCCGATGCCCTCAACGGCGTCGCGTGGGTGGACGACAAGAAGCACCGCCGCATCCTGCTCGAACGCATGGAGCCGGATGCCAAGGGCGCACGCGTCGAGCTGGTCATCGAGCATCTGGCCGCCCCACCCAGCCTGTTCGGCGAGGCCGCCGCATGACCACGGCCGAGGCCCGCACGCGGAAGCGATACAACGCCTACCTGCGCCGGCATGGCGTGTGCGCCGTCTGCACCATGCGCGAGCGCGGCAGCAGCCCGGCGCACTGCCAGCGCCGGCCGGAACGGCAGGGTGGCTGCGACACCGACGGTCTGCTGCCGGTGTTCCGATTCGACGAGAACGTGCTGAAGGGGATGCGCGATGGCGACCGATGACAATTTGACGGCGCAGCTGCGTGCTTGGGGGTTCGCCCAGGCCAATCGGTTCGCTCTGACCTATGCCGACCGCAGCACACACGTGCTGGAGAAGGCCCGCGACATGGCGCCGGGCACCCGGGAACGGGCCCTCCGTGACCTGGTGGGCCGAGACGGATCCAGCCGCCGGCGGTTCATGGCCGACCGCAGCGGCGTGGAGGGCATGGGTATGCTGCCGGCGTGGGCGGTGGATCCGGTGCGGTCGACGAACGATGCCGACAAGCCACACGACAACCCCGAGATTGCCGTCGACGTCGGCATCCCCGACGAGCTGAGGTGGGTGGAGCAGGCGCTGGCGTCGATGATGCGTCAGCACCCGCTGCGCGCCCTAGTGCTGCACACCGAATACACGGTGTCGGCCAGTCAGGCGGTGAAGGCACGCATGGTGGCGGAGAAGTACGGCGGCACGCTGTCGGTCTGGCAGTACCGCCGGGAGCTGCAGCGGGCGGTAGACTGGATGGGCGGCAGGATCGCCGCGTAACCATGGTGCCGAATATGTCTTGCACAAAGGAAGAAATCGCCCGTGACATTGTCGTGGCGGCAATCAACCAGAGCACTGTACCGATGGACGGAAAGCAGCTCGGGCAGCTGTACAAAGATGTCCTGCTTGGGGTTCGTGAGGCTTGGAAGACTTTCCCCACCGGCAATGGGGATTGACAAGTTGCACAGACAGATGCCCTAATTCTGCAACTGTCAAGAATTGTCCCTGAAGCCCCGGCCCTGCGTCGGGGCTTCTGCGTTTCCGGGACTGCGCTTCCTGCGGGCGTAGGCCAGAGGTCCAGGCTGCCGGGCTCATAACCCGGAGATTCGCCGGTTCGAATCCGGCCCCCGCAACCATCCACGCCCGTCCACCCTCACCGGACCAATTCGCCGAGCCTGCCGGGCTGCGGTGACGGGCACCTATCGCCGGAGATCCACCCATGTCACAGCTGCTGCTGCCAATGACCCCAGCGCAGTGCCTGCAGCACGTGGTCGTGCCGGCGCTCGCCCTGTTGGGTGCCGCTCGCTACGACTCGCCCGAGGCTCGCGTGCTGATGCTGGCCATTGCCGGGCAGGAGTCAGGCCTGGCCCACCGCCGGCAGGTGAAGGGCCCAGCCCGTGGCCTGTGGCAGTTCGAAGAAGGCGGTGGCGTTCGGGGGGTGCTGAACCACCCGTCGACCCGCGTGGCTGCTGCCGCACTGTGCAAAGCCCAGGGTGTCAGCGCCAATCAGGCTTCGGTGTACTTGCAGCTTGAACTGGACGACATCCTGGCTGCGGGCTTCGCCAGGCTACTGCTGTTCACGCTTCCGCAGCGCTTGCCCGAGCTGGGGAATGTGTCGATGGCGTGGAAGCAGTACCTGGATGCCTGGCGACCTGGGAAGCCTCACATCGACCGCTGGCCCAAGTGCTACGCCGCGGCCATGCAGGCGGCAGGCTGATGGCGGAAGACACCGCACCCTGGTGGCTGGCCGGCGGCGCCGTAGCGCTCTGGGTTGTCCGCGAGACTTGGGGATCGATCCTGTCCCGGCGCAAGGAGCGCACCGAGACCGACGCCAATGTCGACCTGCTCAATGGCCTGGTGGAGCGGGTCAAGTCGCTGGAGGCATCCCAGGTGGCCACCAGCAATCAGCTGGCCGACGAGATCCGGCTGCGCATGGCAGCGCAGGAGGAATCGCACCGCCTGCGCCTGCGCGTCATGTCCCTGGAAGACGCAATGCGCCGCGTTGGCGCGGTGATTCCCCCGGAGCCAACGCAATGAACCGCAGCGCCATCGCAATCGCCGCCTTCGTCCTGTGGTCCGGTGCCATGGTCGGCGTTGGCTGGGCCTGGCGCAGTGATCGGGCAGAGGGCCGGGAAGCCACCCAGCGCGCCGCGGGCGCCGAGGCCGTCGCCGCCCAGGTGAACCAGACCCGTGCTACCGAGCACGCCCAGGCCGAGACACTGGCCGCCATTGGAGCGAAGCATGAAGAAGACCGCACTGCGGCCGCGGCCGTCCCTGCTGTTGTTGTTGCTGGCGTGCGTGATGGCAGCCTCCAGCTGCGCGACGACCTCGCCACCTGCAACACCGCTCGCCTGTCCCAAGCCGTCGCCGGCGCCGTCGAACGTGACCAGGCAGCCCAACTACGAGCAGAGGTCGCGGGCGCTCTTGTTCAAATCGGCCGCGACGCTGACGACCACGTCCGCGCCTGCCAAGCCGTGATCCGGGCGGATAGGAGCGAGCCGTGAGCGGAGCAAGCATTTACGGCCTACTGCACCCGGATACGGGCGAGCTGCGCTACATCGGCAAGGCGGATGACCCGGGCAAGCGACTGGCCAGCCACATGAGGGACGCTCGTCGGCGCAACACCCCGCTGTACTGCTGGATCCGCTCGCTGGCAGCCTCCCCGGTGATGCTGGTGCTGGAGAGCGACTGCCTGGACTGGCCGGCGGCAGAGCGGAGCTGGATTGCCCGGGCCAAGGTGGCTGGCATCCGGCTCCTGAACCTGGCCGAGGGCGGGGAGCAGCCCCTGTGCCCGCAGCATGTGCGACGAGCCAACGCGGTTGCCCTGAACGCAGCGTTGGACGCCGATCCGATCCGCCGGCGCGCCTGGCACCTCAAACGCCAGCTGTCCGCCGCATTGCGGGATGGCGTCCTTTCGGTCCGTGCGCGCGCAAAGCTGCGGCTGGCTGCCGAGAAGTGCCCGGACCTGTTCGGTAAGTGGGCGCGCGTATGAGCAGGAAGCCTGTGGCGCGAGACAAGCTGGACGCATTCGGGCTCGACGCATTGTGCGAGGCCATCGGCAGCCGCAAGACCCTGACCGAGGTGGCGAAGAAGGTAGGGGTGAGCCTGACGCGCCTGCTGGCATGGATCGCGGCAGATTCGGAGCGTTCCGCGCGTGTGCGCGAGGCCCGCAAGGCAATGGCCGTTGTGTGGGATGAAGAGGCCGAGGCTGAGATCCGCAAGGCCCGGACCGAGCTGGGACTGAAGAAGGCCAAGGAGATTGCCCACCACTACCGCTGGCGCGCCGCGAAGGTTGCGCCGGGTGAATACGGCGAGCGCCTGGCCGTCGACCACGGCGTGCAGGACAACCTTGCCGACCAACTGAGGGCCGCCCGTGAGCGCGCAGCTGGCCGCGAGTCCTGAGCAGCAGCTGGTCGAGGCGATCGGCTCGTTCCAGCACGACCCGCTGGGCTATGTGCTGTTCAACTTCCCATGGGGCGTCAAGGGCGGCCCGCTGGATGGCAAGAAGCTGCGCGCCTGGCAGCGCCGGCGGCTGGAGAAGATCGGCAACAGGCTGCAGGCCGGGGCCGCTGATACTGGCGAGGTGATTCGCCAGGCCGTCGGCTCGGGCCACGGCATCGGCAAATCCGCGCTGGTGGCGATGCTGATCAAGTGGGCCTTCGACACGTTCGAAGACACGCGCGGCGTCGTCACAGCCAACACCGACATCCAGCTGCGCACGAAGACCTGGGCGGAACTGTCGAAGTGGCATGAAATCAGCCTCACCAAGGACTGGGCCACGCTGACCGCCACGGCGCTGATCAGCAACGCCCCAGGCCACGACAAGACCTGGCGCATCGACGCGGTGCCGTGGTCGCAGAACAACACCGAGGCGTTCGCAGGCCTGCACAACGAGGGCCGGCGCATCCTGCTGGTGTTCGACGAGGCTTCGGCCATCGCCGACAAGGTGTGGGAAGTTGCCGAGGGCGCGCTGACCGACCAGGGCACCGAGATCATCTGGGCCGCGTTCGGCAACACCACCCGCAACACCGGCCGCTTCCGCGAGTGCTTCCGCCGGTTCAAGGCCAGTTGGGACACCGAGCAGATCGACAGCCGCACCGTTGAGGGTGTCAACCTGGTCGAGGCCGAGCGCATGGTGCGCGACTACGGCGAGGACAGCGACGTGGTGAAGGTCCGTATCCGCGGCCTGTTCCCCTCGATGTCAGCCCGCCAGTTCATCGCCGAGGCGGATGTGGCTGCAGCCTACGGGCGACACCTGCGGCAGGAGCAGTACAGCTGGGCGCCGAAGATCCTCACGCTGGACCCGGCGTGGGAAGGCGACGACGAGCTGGTGATCGGCCTGCGTCAGGGCCTGGCCTATCGGCAGCTGCGCACGCTGGCCAAAAACGACAACGACATGGCCGTGGCGGCGATCCTCGCGCAGCTGGAGGACGAACATCAGGCAGACGCCGTGTTCGTCGACGGCGGGTTCGGCACCGGCATCGTGTCCGCGGGCCGAACCATGAGCCGCGACTGGCGCCTGGTGTGGTTCTCGGGCGAGTCGGGCGACCAGGGCTGCCTCAACAAGCGCGCCGAGATGTGGAAAGCCTGCCGCGACTGGCTGAAGGAAGGCGGGGCCATCCCCGAAGACCCGCAGCTGCGCGACGAGCTGCAGGCACCGGAAACTGTGCCGCGCCTCGACGGCAAGCTGCAGATGGAATCGAAGAAGGACATGAAGCGCCGCGGCTTGCCGAGCCCCAACCGGGCCGACGCCCTGGTGCTGTCGTTCGCATATCCCGTGATGCCCCGGCCGCGCTTCCCCGATGGGTCGCCGATGGAGCATCGCGACCACGCCGACCAGCAGGCCGGTGAGCCCTACAACCCGTTGTCCTGAAGGAATCTCCATGTGCAACTCCGCCCCCAAGGTGAAGCCGGTGGCCGCAGCGCCCGAAGTGGCGCCCGAGTCGATCGACGATGCCGCCGTGAATGAGCGTGATCGCGAACGCCAGCGGCAGCGCCTGCGCTTCGGCGCCAGGTCGACCATCCTGGCCGGTGACACCAGCTCGGCGATGCCGACCGCGTCGGTCAAGACGGCGCTGGGTGCCTGACGCCATGTGCACCTCGCGCCAGATCATCGATCCGGGTGGCCTGCTGTTCGGCGACAAGACCGGCAAGTACGCCGACCCGCTCGGCATCACCAAGACCGCCGTGGGTGATCCGACCGGCCGTGTGCGCCGCGCTCGCAAGGAAGCCGAGGACGAGCGCCGCACCTACGCCAGCAGCGGCGTGTCCTCTGTGGCGTATCGATCGCTGGCGCCGACGACAACCGCGCTGGGTGGAACAGCTCCGCGCAACACCGTGCTGGGGGGAGGCTGATGGACATCGCGAAGCTGCAGGCGCATTGCCGGCGCCGCAAGACCGCCTTGAAGGAAGCGCAGAACGACTGGACGCCGCTGTGGCGGCAAACGTCGGAGTACATCGACCCGACCCGCGGTCGCTTCTACGGTGACCAGGACGACAAGCCGCGTAAGCGCAACTGGGCCAAGGTGATCAACAGCACGGCCACCGACGCGCTGGGGGTGATGGCAGCCGGCATGATGTCCCACATGACGCCCAAGGCGCAGCCGTGGTTCAAGGTGACGACGCCTGACCCGGCCATTGCCGAACTGTTCGGCGTGCGCGTGTGGCTCGACGATGTCGCTCAGCGAATCCGCGACACCCTGGCCAGCAGCAACTTCTACAAGGCCATGCCGGTGGTCTACGCCGAGGACGGCATCTTCGGCGTTGCCCCGCTGCTGGTGCTGGAAGACTCGCGCGAGGTGGTGCGGTTCTACGCGCTGACAGCCGGCAACTACGCCGTGGGGCTGGACGACCAGGGCCGGGTCGACTCGCTGTGGCGCCGCTACCCGAAGACGGCGCGGCAGCTGGAGGAACGCTACGGCGCAGATGCGCTGCCGTCCGTGGTGCGTGATGCATTGGGCAAGAGTGGGGACCAGAAGTTCTGGGTGGAGTCGCTGATCGAGCCGAATCCGGACCAGCGACCCGGCATCGGCCCGCTGGGGCTGCAGGCGCCGCGCTTCCGTCCCTACCGCGAGGTGGTCTGGATCGACGGTGTGGCCAACGGCCAGAACGGTGTGATCGACATCGGCGGCCATTACGAGGCCCCCTTCGTCGTGGCCCGCTGGAACCCCGTCGCCGAGGACATCTACTCGTCCTGCCCGGCGATCAACTGCCTGGGCGACATCAAGCAGCTGCAGTACCTGGAAGGCGAGAAGCTGCGCCTGATGGAGCAGATGTCTGATCCGACGCTCGCTATGCCGGAGAGCCTGCGCCGTACCGGCGGGGCACGGTTGCGCAACGGGGGCCAGGTGTACCTGCCGCAGGACGCCGCAAACGCTACGGTTGCACCGGTCTACACGCCCGACTCGCGTGGTCTGGCGCAGATCCGTGAGGAAATCTCGGTCGTCGAGCAGCGGATCCAGCGGGCGTTCTTCTACCAGCTGTTCCTGATGCTGGAGGCGCTCGGCGACAAGACCGACCGCACCGCCACCGAGATCGTCACCCGCAAGGAAGAGAAGGCGGCAGTGCTGGCGCCGACCCTGGAGTCCATCACCGACGAGGTGCTGGACCCGGTGGTGGTCCGGGTGTTCCGCCTGCTGGAACGCGCGGGCCGCATCCCCGATCCGCCGCAGGTGCTGGCCAATGTGCCGCTGAAGATCGAGTACACCAGCATCCTTGCTCAGGCTGCCAAGGCGGCAGCGGTCGGGTCGATCGAACGCACCATGACCTTCGTGGCCAACGTGGCTCAGGCCACCGGCGACCCGTCCGTGATGGACAAGCTGGACAGCGACCAGGTGGTCGACGAGTACACCGCTGCCGTGGGTGGCCCGGCCTCGATCATCCGCAGCGACGACGCAGTGGCAAGGATCCGCGCAGACCGCGCGCAGCAGCAGCGCCAGCAGCAGCTCGCGGCGTCTGCCCAGCCGATGAAGGACGCGGCGCAGGCGCTGAAGACGGCCAGCGACACGGTGCCTGAGGAAGGCTCGGCCGCACAGGCGCTGATTGATGCCATGCAGGGCGCCGCATGAAGCGCCCCGGCATGGATCCGCGAGAGGAAGAGCAGCGCCGCGTGGCCGAGCGCATCGCGGACCTGCAGGACACCCAGCTCCGCGAGGACGCGCGCGCAGTCCTGGCCGATCCAGCCGCGCGCCGGCTGGTTTGGCTGTTCATTCAGGCCATGGATGTGGATGACAGCGCGTTCAACACGAACGCGATGGCGCAGTCCCGAAAGATCGGACGGCAGGAGGCCGGCCAGTGGTGGCTGCGCGTCGTCCGTGACAGCTGCCCGGAGCGCGAGGCACAGATGCGCGCCGAAGCCAACAGTGCAATGAAGCGGCTGCAATCGCAGCTGCAGCAACCCGAGGAAATCAACGATGTCGACTGACAACGCCAACAGCGCCAGCAACCCCAATCCTGGCCCGGGCGATAGCACCACCACGACCACCGCGACCGACGGAAATCAGGTACCCAACAGCAGCGCGCCGGCGGGCACCGATGGAAACGGCAACGGTGGTGACGCGACGGGGGGCAATGGCCAGCCGAACAAGGGCGAAGGCGGCGGCGATGCCGGCAAGCCCGAGGACGGTAAGACCAGCGCGGCACCGGAGCAGTACGGCCAGTTCAACCTGCCGGAAGGGTTCACCCTGGAAGGCGATCGACTGGGTGCGGCCACGCAGTTCTTCAAGGCCAAGGGCTGGACGCAGGAGCAGGCCCAGGAGGCCGTCGACCTGTATACCCAGATGGCCGGACAGGATGCGGCGGCGATGCAGCAGGCAATGGAAGCCCAGCGCCTGCAGCAGGTCGAGCAGTGGGGCGTGGATGCCAAGCAGCAGCTGGGCGCCAAGTACGACGAAACCGTCGGCCTGGCCACCACCGCGGTCAAAGCGATCAACGACCCTGAGCTGACCAAGGCGTTCAACGAGCTGGGCTGGGGCAACCACCCGACCATGATTAAGGCGTTCGCCTTCTTCGGCGGTTTCCTCCGCGACAGCAAGGTGGATGGCCTGGGCGGTACGACTGCATCCGGGCCGAGCGCTTCGAGCGACCCGAAGTCGATCCTCTACGGCGGCTGATACCCGCCACGTACCACCCCATCAACCAGCCGCCGCAAGGCGGTTTTTTCGTATCTGGAGAGACCAACAATGTCGACCATCGGCAACACCTACCTGACCCTGGCGGACGTGTTCAAGCGGACCGACGCCGACAAGCAGATCGCTGCGGTGATCGAGCTGCTGGCGCAGGACAACCCGATCCTGCAGGACATGATCGTCAAGGAGTGCAATGACGGCACCACGCACCTGACTACCGTGCGCACCGGCATCCCCGAAGGCACCTGGCGCATGCTGTACCAGGGCGTTCAGCCCACCAAGTCGACCACCGCCCAGGTGCGCGACGCTACCGGCATGATCGAAGCCTGGAGCGAGATCGACGAGAAGCTGGTGCGCATGACCGGCGACTCGGCAGGCCTGCGCCTGTCCGAAGCCCAGGCATTCCTCGAAGGCCTGAACCAGGGCGTGGCCACCTCGATGTTCTACGGTGACCAGGCTACCTCGCCGGCGAAGTTCACTGGCTTTGCTCCCCGCTTCAACAAGATCGCCACCAGCGGATCGGGTGCCCAGATCGTCGATGCAGGCGGCACCGGCTCCGACAACACCTCGATCTGGTTCATCGTCTGGGGTGAGAACACCGTCCACGGCCTGTACCCGAAGGGCAGCAAGGCCGGCATCGATCGTGAGGACAAGGGCAAGCAGACCAAGACCAACGCGGATGGGTCGATCCTCGACGTGGTCCGCGAAAAGTTCCAGTGGGACATTGGCCTGTCGGTTCGCGACTACCGCTACGTTTCCCGCATCGCCAACATCGATGTGTCGGACGTGAAGTCCGGCAACGTGAAGCTGTACGACTTCATGCGCAAGGCCTATTACAAGCTGAAGCAGCGCCGCGTGATGGGTGGCCGTGCGGCCATCTACCTCAACACCGACATGCTGGAAGCGCTGGATGCGCTGGCCACCAATGGCGGCACCACCGACAACTTCGTGCGCCTCACCCGCAAGGAGATCGAGGGCGAGGAAGTGCTGACCTATCGCGGCATCCCGCTGCGCGAGTCGGATGCGCTGCTGAACACCGAAGCCCGGGTCGTCTGATCCGCCGCCACTGAATCGGGCGCGCGGGCTCCGGCCCCGCTCCCTACCGAAATCCAAGGAGCAAACCACCATGATCTTCGATCAGCAGAACCTGTTCTCGAACGCACAGTCGGTGCTGGCGAGCGCAGTGTCCACCAACGTCGTCGACCTGGGCGCCACCGGCACCGTGCAGGGCGAGGGCGCCCCGATCAAGCGCGACATCGGCCCGGGCACCCCGATCCCGCTGCGTGTGCAGGTAGTCGAGGCTTTCAACAACGCCACCAGCCTGCAGGTCGAGCTGCAGGTCTCGGCGACCGAGAACTTCGCCGCACCGGTCGTCGTCGGCTCGCAGACCAAGCTGCTGGCTGACCTGGCCGCTGGCTCTGTGTTCGGTGGCCTGTACTACGTGCCGCGCGGTACCAACCTGCGCTATGTCCGCCTGAACTACACCCTGGTGGGCACCGCGCCGACCACGGGCAAGGTCACCGCGGGCATCGTCGCCGGCCACCAGGAGAACAACCTGTGACCGGCCTGCGCGTGCGCGCGACCCGGCGCGGCTACTTCGGGCAGGAACGTGCCGTCGGCGACGAGTTCGAGATCGCCAGCAAGGAACAGCTTGGCTCCTGGATGGAGCAGATCGGCGGCAAGGCCGTGGCCGAGAAGTCGGCGCCGCCGGCGGACCCGTTCCTGGCCCGCAACGCTGACCTGATCAAGGCAGACCTGGCCGGTCTGGACGTCGAGCAGTTGGTCGCATACCGCGAGCAGGAAGCTGCCGCCGAGAAGCCGCGCAAGGGCGTGATTGAGGCCATCGACGCGGCCGTGGCCGAGAAGTCGGCGAACGCCTGACGGCAACCACCGGGGGCGCCTTCGGGCGCCCCCACTACCGGAGCGGCACATGAAGCTCGTATCCATGAAGAAAGACGGCAGCCACGACCACGGCTGTGACTGCTGCGCCACGGCGCCGTCAGGTTGCAGCGAGCCTGATTACCCGTGGGGGCTGCGCATCAACCTGGACGAAGACCAGATCGCAGCACATGGCATCAAGCAGCTGCCGGCGTCTGGTGCACAGGTCGCCATTGAGGCGATCGCGACCGTGGTTTCGCTCGGAGAGGAAACGCGTGATGGCAAGGTGCATCGCCGTTTGGAGCTGCAGATCACCGACATGGGGCTGGCAGCCGCGAAGGGCCCGAAGCCCAGCGAAGTGCTGTACCCGAACGGTGAGGGCTGACCCATGACGTCCCAGGTCCAAATCTGCAACCTGGCCCTGGGCAAGCTGGCCCAGGACATCACGATCACCTCGCTGACCGAGCGCTCCAAAGAGGCGCGCGTGTTCTCGCGCCTGTGGGAGCCGATGCGCGACCTGGTGCTGGCCGACCGGCTGTGGCCGTGGGCGATGAAGGCCCAGCGCCTGGCCGTCGCCGCTGAGGCACCGATGCCAGGTTGGGAGATCCGCTACGCCCGTCCGGCGGATTGCATCACCGTGCTGGCCATCACCGACGAGCAGGGCATGCGCGCTGGACGCCGCCTGTCGCGCTGGTGTGAGCCGCAGTTCCGCCAGTGCCACGGCATCCAGTTCGAGCAGGCGATGGGCACGGACGGCACGTCGCTGCTGTGCGATCGGGCCGAGGCATATCTGATCTACGTCGCGCGCGTGGAAGACCCAGAGCGCTACCCGGCGCACTTCGTCGATGCCCTGGCCTGCAAGCTGGCCGAGGAAGGCGCGCCGACGATCATCGGTGCCAATGGGTTCTCCAACAAATCCGGCCTGAAGCAGCTCTACCAGCTGGCGCTCAGCCAGGCTGCGGCGCATGACTTCAACGAGGCCGACGAGGACGAGCGCCAGCCGTCCATGGCCCAGATGGCGAGGGCCTGACCATGGCACGTCTGCTGCAACCGAGCATGTCCGGCGGCGAGCTGTCGCCAGGGCTCCAGGGGCGCGTCGATATGGTGCGGTACGCCATCAGCCTGAAGCGGTGTCTGAACGTCATCACCAAGCCCACCGGCGGGGGAGAGAAGCGGCCGGGCTACCTGTTCCGCGGCGGCGCCAAGCACAACGACCGTGCCACCCGCTTCATCCCGTTCATCTACTCGACAACGGTCAAGTACGCGATCGAGCTGGGCGACGGCTACATGCGTTTCTGGGTGGGTGGTGCGCTGCTGCGCAATGGGGCAGGGGACATCGTCGAGGTGGCCACGCCATACACCGGCGAGGACATCTACAAGGTGCGGCACACGCAGTCGGCGGATGTGCTGTTCCTGGTGCACCCCTGGATCCCGCAGAAGGAGCTGCGCCGCCTGGCCGTGGATCAGTTCGAGCTGCGCGACTTCGAATTCCGGCGTGGCCCATTCCGCCCGTTCAACAACGACGAGGCCGCGCTGCTGGCCGTGTCCGGCACCCAGGGCGTGGTGACGGTGACGACCAACGTCCCGACCTTCACCGCGGAAATGGTCGGCTCGCTGCTGTATGCCGAGGAAAAGGAACTGCGCTCGGTGAAGCCTTGGGTGGCGGCGGAGAAGAACGTGCCGCTGGGCGCCCTCCGCCGGAGCGACCAGAAGGTCTACCGCTGCGTGAGCGTCCCCGTGGTGACCGGCCTGGAAGGAACGCCGTACTACGTCTGCGGCAGCGTGCGCCCCGTGCACGACAGCGGCCGTGCGTTCGACGGCCCGCAGGACGTGAAGTTCGACAACGTCAACGACTACGCCGTCGGGGTCGAATGGGAATACGTGCACGGCGGGTTCGGGATCATGAAGATCACCGCCTTCACCAGCCCCTTCGAGGTCACCGCCACGGTGATCGAGCGGATCCCCGACAGCATCGTGGGCAACGTTCCGCCGCCGGTGGCCGGTCCGTGGACGTTCAACGGCGACGGCACCACCAAACAGTTCTCCATCCCTGGCGCGACCAGCAGCAGCTACCTGGACTACCAGGTGAAGATCGACGGCGTGCCGGTTCAGTCCAATCCGTACTACCCGGGCGGCAGCGGCACCGGCGGCACCAGCGGTGGCGGCATCGGCCGCGGCGGCAACGTCGCGCAGGAGGTGCAGTGATGGCACAGGGCTGGACGATCGATCCCGGCGCGGACCTGATCAACTTCTACGAGGCACCGCCGACCGGCACCAACAACATCGTGGTGACCCAGTACGCTGCCGGCGCTGTCGGCGGCACCGACGTCTGGGCCGTCGGCGCGTGGTCATATCGCTACGGCTACCCCGGTGAAGTTGAGTTCTTCGGCGATCGCCTGTGGTTCGCTGGGAGCCCTGGCGACCCGCAGACTGTGTGGGCGTCGAACATCGGCGATTACCCCAACTTCGGGCGCAGCTCGCCGATCGTCGACAGTGATGCGGTGTCGTTCACGATCAATGCGCGCCAGGTGAATGCGATCCGCGACCTGGTGCCGCTGGACAGCCTGCTGGTGCTGACGACTGGCGGCGAATGGAAGGTCACCGGCGGGCAGGACGCTGTGGTGACGCCCAGCACGATCGGGATCAAGCCGCAGTCCGCCTATGGCACCGGCGACCTGCAGGCGAGGGTGCTGGGCGAGTCGGCGGTGTTCCTGCAGGCGCAGGGCCAGCGTGTGCGCGATCTGGCCTACCAGTTCGAGAAGGACGGTTTCCGCGGCAACGAGATCAGCATCTGGGCCGACCACCTGGTGCAGGGCTACACGTTCCGCGGCATCGAGTACAGCACGGCACCCTGGCCGATCCTGTGGATGCCACGCACGGACGGTGTGCTGATCGGCTGCACGTACATGCCCGAGCAGGAGGTCACCGGTTGGCATCCACACGAAACCGACGGCCAGGTGCTGGACGTCTGTTGCCTACCTGGCGAGATCGAAACCGAGGTCTACCTGCTGGTGCGCCGCCTCATCAACGGCGAATGGGTCCAGTACGTGGAGCAGATGGCCCCGACCCGGTACGACGACCCGCTCGACTGGAAGTACGCCGACAGCCTGCTGACCTACGACGGCCGCCGCCCCAACGGCTCGCCCATGACGTTGACCAGCACCGATGGGTGGAACGAGGGTGCCGTGATCACTGCCACCACTGGCGCCGCGATCTTCAGCGGGGCAGGCGACGTAGGCAACATCCTGCGGCTGGCAGCTGACGATGAACACGTGCGTGTGCGGGTCATGACGGTGGTGTCGCCCACGGTCGCGACGGTGGAATCGATCGGCTCAGTGCCGCTGGCGCTGCGCGGCGTCGCTGTGCAGGACTGGACCTACCAGCGCTCGGCGATCGCCGGCATGGGCCATCTGGAGGGCAAAGCCGTGGTGGCCCTGGTCGACGGCAACGTGCAGAAGGATCTGCAGGTGGTCGACGGCAAGGTGCAGCTGCAGCGCCCGGGCGGCGTGGTGCACGTCGGTCTGCCATACACCGCCCATATCGAGACGCTGGAGGTGAATGCCAATGGTGGCGACCCGCTGCGGCCGATGAAGAAACTCGCCTTCGAGGTAGCGCTGTTGGTGCGCAACACGCGCGGCGTCTACGTGGGTACAACGTTGGACACGCTGGATCCCATCGCACAGCGCGATTTTGAGGACTACGACGAGCCGACGGCCCCATACACGGGCGTTCTGCGCAAGAACATGTCCTGCCGATGGGGAGTGGACAGCGGCCATTTCCACATCGTCAGCGACGACCCGCTGCCGATGGAGATCCTGTCCCTGATGCCCCAGGTGGTGGCGTCCTGATGAAGATCACCGCAGAGCTGGTGCCGGCAGAGGCCGGCCACATCGAGGCGATCGCATCGGCGGCAAGGCCGGCAGACGTGGCCGAACTGTGGGCATGCGATCGCACCACGCCGGCGGAGGCCCTGCAGCGCGGCCTGGCCGGAAGCGCTGAGGCGTGGACGGCGATGGTGCGCGGCATGCCGGTGTGCATGTTCGGGGCCACCCCTTACTCGATTCTCGGCGGCATCGGCACGCCTTGGATGGTCGGCTCGACGGGGCTTAACCCGCTGTCGGTCCAGAAGGAACTGCTGCGCCTGTCGCGCCCGGCCGTGGCCCGGATGCAGCAGGCGTTCCCCTCAATGCTGTTCAACGTGGTCGACCAGCGCAACGAGGCCGCCCAGCGCTGGCTGCATTGGCTGGGCTTCCACTTCCTCGCGCCGGTGCCGGTCGGACCGGACAGCGCCCCTTTCCTCCCGTTCTACTGGAGCGCATAACGTGTGCAATCCCGCCATCGCCCTTTTGGCGACAACCCTGGTCACTGGCGCGTATCAGGCCGATGTCCAGCGCAAGCAGGGCCAGGCCAACGCGCAGGTGGCCGAGAACAACGCATTGCTGGCCCAGCAAGAGGCCGACGCGAGCAACGCGCTGGCCACTCGCGAGATGGAGCAGCAGGCCTGGCGCACGCGGATTGCGCTGGGGCAGCAGCGCGCCGCGATCGCCGCCAACAACATCGATCCGACGCTCGGAACGCCGGCGGAGATCCTGGGCGAAACCGCACTGTTCGGTGAGGTCGACCAGCAGACCATCCGTATGAACGCTGCGCGCCAGGCATGGGGCTTCAACGCACAGGCCCAGAACCAGCGGACGCAGGGAGAGCTGGCCCGCTGGAGCGGCAACGCGCAGGCGACCGGCACGATCCTGGGATCGCTCTCCAGTGCGGCCAGCATGGGTTTTGGAGGCATGGGTGGCGCCGGTGCTGGAGGCGTCGGTGGCAACCTGTCCGGGCAGGCCAACGCCATCACCATGCGCAACAACGCGCGCATCTCGCGCGGCTGGGGGCTTTGACATGGCGACCCTGATCCCACGCACCAGCGGCCCGCAGGTCGAGGCCCAGCTGGGTCCGCAGGTCCGCAACACTGCACAGGTCGACCTGTCACCGCTCAGCCGTACCGCAGGTGCCGTCGGCCAGTCGGCGGCCGACCTGTTCCAGCGCCAGAAGGACAGCGCCGATCTGACGGCGGTCATGGACGCGCGACTGGAATTGTCAAACTGGGAGGGAAGCGCGTTCGACCCGTCAAATCCGGACGGCATCGCGAAGTATCAAGGCAAGAATTCGCTTCTGGCGAGTGATGCGCTGCTGGGTGACCTTGATCAGCGTGTGTCTTCTATCCGCGCCGGCTTGTCGCGAGATCAGCAGCAGAAGTTTGATCAGGTCGCCTTAAGTTTCCGGGACACCGTGCAGGGACGTCTCAACAACTATGCAGATCGGGAGTACAGCACCTACGAACGGGAGAGGCGGAAAGCCACCCTCGACAACATTGGACAGGATGCGGTGAACGCTGGCCTAAGCGGTGATTTCGGCCTTGCCGATGTCCGGTTGCAGGAGGCCATCGGCATCGCTGTGGCGTCGGACCAAGCACGCGGACTGGGCGCAGAAGTGAGTAAGGCCAGCGAGCGCGGCATCGTATCGTCCGTGCGCAAGCAGACGGCTGCGGCGATGGCCACCCGTGACCCCTTCGCGGCGGAGGACTACTACCACCGTTACGCCGACCAGATGACGCCGGAGGACCGCGCGCAGGTCGAGCGCACGCTGTACCCGGTGGTGAAGGACCGCGCGGCCTATGAGCTGGCTCAGTCGCTGGCCGATGGCCGCGGTGCGGTCGAACCGTTGCCGGCGCCAGCGGCAAGGGGCACACCCTCTGCAGCAATCGCCAAGGCGATCGATGATGCCGCGAAGGCCGAGGGGCTGGACGCAGCAGGTCGCGCGGATCTGTATGCGCTGGCCGAACAGGAATCGGGATTCCGCGCCGACGCCGTCAACCCTGAAGTGCTGGATGACGGCGACCAGGCCACCGGTCTGTTCCAGTACCGCGCCACCAGCGCCGGCGGCATCGACCGCAAGGACGCTGCGGCGTCTGCTCGTCGCGCAGCGCGTGAGTACAAGGAACGGCTGGCCAAGGGCGGCCGGGCGTTCGCCATTGCCGCTCATTTCGCTGGAGAGGGTGGGGCCGATGCGGTGGTGAACCGTGGCCGCTCAGCGCAGAACCCCAAGACGGCGCTGTACGTGCGGCAGGTGATGGGCCGCTCCGCGCGGTGGGCGTCGTCCGCGGGGCAGGGTGCAACGCGGGCAACGCCGGCCGCTGCCGCTGCGACGGCCGCACCGTCGACGCTGGCCGATGCCATTGCTGCGATCCCGCGGACCGTGCCGCCGGACCAGCGTGCTGCTGCCGAGGGGTACCTGCGCGACATCTACGCGCAGCGCAAGGACCGGCTGGAGCAGGCGAAGAAGGCTGCGGCCATGTCGATCTACGACAAGGTGGCTGCCGCCGGCGCGAGCGTGCCGCTGTCGCAGGTTCTGGCTCCGGCTGAGCTGGCGCTGGTGGGCCAGGATTCCAGCCTGTCCGAGTCGATCAACCGCTACCGCAAGCTGACCGCAGAAGGGGCGGTGATCCAGGACGACCCGGCCACGGTAGACGAGCTGCAGCGTATGCAGGCCCTGCGTCCGACCGAGTTCGCCAAGCTGCCGCTGGGCCAATACGCCGACAAGCTCAGCGGCAAGACGCTGAAGGCCTTCGCCGAAGACCAGACCAAGGTGACCGACCCGGCCAAGCGGGCCGATTGGATGAACGAGAAAGACCGGCGCGAACGTGGCTTCCAGATGCTGGGCATCGGTTCGGAAGGGGACGCTGTGGGCGACGGCGCCAGCAAGAAGAACGAGCCGAGGGCGGCGCTGCGCGGTGAGTTCACGATCGCCTATCAGAACGCGCAAACGGCGTTCATCCAGTCCACCGGAAAGAAGCCGACCCCGGAGCAGGCGGACGTGCTGCTGTCGGCCACGGCCAAGCAGTTTGCCCAGAACCTGCAGGCCGGCCGTCTCGGCGCGATCCAGGAAAAGGACGGCAAGTTCAAGAACAACCCGAAGGTGAAGGTGGGTCTCTACAGCAGCGCCGCACAGTTCGACCTGCAGGTCAGCCAGGCGGACCGCGACGCAGTACGGGGTGCATACACCGACAAGTACGGCCGACCGCCGACCGATGCCTGGGTTACGCAGTACCTCGCCCGCAAGAGCCAAGGAGCCAAGAAGTGATCGACAACGTGCTGGAAGGCTTCGACGAACTGTCGGATGAGATCGAGAGCAACCGGCAGGTGACCCTGCGCAGTGCCTACACCGGCACCCACCAGAAGCCAGAAGAAGCCGCGCGCGCGAACCAGCTGTCGGACCAGCTTGGCCAGCCCTTCGGCGTCGTGGCGGCGAACCTCGCCGACTACGAGCAGGACGCGCGCCGGCAGGAGATCGACGACGCCGGCCGCGCGTCGCCCCACGTAGGCGATTTCCTCAGCGATCCGCGCCGCATGGCGCTGGCCAGCGATGAGGCCCCGAAGCTGGCCACCTATGCCAACTCGCTGGTGACCGGCGAGGCCCGCGCGACGCCTGCGCCGAACTATTTGCAAGAAGTGATCGGCGGTTTGGTCGGCAGTTTCCAGCGCGGCAAAGGCTACGCGTTGTCCTGGCTGCCCCAGGGTCCGGCGGTGGTGGACCCGCGTACCGGGCGGCTGACCACCGATCGCTCCGCCGAGGAAGCGGCGCTGCGTGCGGATATGGAGCGGCAGGCTCAAGCAGCTGAGGTAACGAGCGAGGGAACGGAGCGCGGCTTTCAGGCCTTCGACCGCGCCAATAAGGCTGATGGGTTCGGTGGGGCAGTGCGTGAGCTAGCAGGCGGTGGGACTGACACGTTGCGTGCTATCGGGGTAACGCTTGCCCAATCGATCGGCATTGGCGCCCCCAGTCTGGCACTGACCGCAGCCACTGGCGGCGGTAGCCGCGTGGTGACCGCTGCCTCGGCTGGTACCGGTTCGGGCCTGACCGAGTTTGGCGCCAGCATCGCCGACGCAATGCAGGACGCGAAGGTCGACCCGACCGACGCCTATGCAGTTGGCCAGTTCCTCCGCGATCCGCAGAAGATGGCCGCCGCGCGCGACAAAGCGGCAAAGCGCGGCGTTGCCATCGGCGTGTTCGACGCGTTGACCGCCGGCGTGGCGGGCCACTTCATCAACAACGCCCGACGCAGCGCGTCCTCGGCGATCCTGCGCACCGGTGCCGAGGCTGGCGTGCAGCTGGGTGGCGGCGCGGCCGGCGAGGCCACGGCGCAGCTGCTGACCGAGGAACGCCTGAAGTGGGGCGACATCATCATGGAGGGCTTGGCCGAGGTCCCGACCGGTGCAGTCGAGGTGCATGCCAACTACCGCGCTGCGCGCGCGTCCGGGCGGATGCGATGGATCAACGAGCGCCTGGACCAGGTGATGCAGTCGGGCCAGAGCAACGACCGGTTGCGCGCTGCCACCGAGCTTGCCGGCGAGCTGAAACTGGGTGAACGCTCGCCGGAGGACATGAAGGCGCTGACGGCGCAGGTGGCCGGCGAGGATGCGCGCGTGTATCTGGACGCTGACCAGGCGCAGACGCTGTTCCAGTCCGCACCGCAGGTGCTGCAGGACATGCTCGGCGGCGAGTCGGCGCTGGCCGAGCAGCTGGCCACCGGGCAGGTCGTGATTCCGATGACCGAGTGGATGGCCGCCGTGCCGCGGCTGCCGAACCGAGACGAGATCCTGCGCAACGCCCGAACGACCGCTGACGGGCTGTCGCCGGCGGAGCTAGAAACGCTCGACATCGACGCCATGGCTCGCGAGCTGGGGGTGCCGCTGGACGCGCCGGCGCCGGATGCCACGGCGGCGAATGCCCGCGCGCAGGTGCAGCAGTCGGTCATGGCGCAGCTGGTTGGAACCGAGCGCTACACCCCGGCCCAGGCCGAGAGCCAGGCACAGCTGTGGGGCGCGATGTTCGGCCGCCTGGGCGAGGTCACGGGGCAGGATCCGGTGGCGCTGTACGAACGCTATGCCGCCGGCATCGAAGCAGCCGAGGCGCCGGCAGGGGGGGGCGAGAACCAGCCGCGCACGCTGATGCAGCGGGGCATGGATGCGCTGCGCAGCCTATTCGGCCGGCCGCAGGTGGCCACCGACGGCCGCGGCCAGCAGACCATCGAGCGTTATGGCAACGCCTACGTGCAGCGCGCCGGACAGTGGTTGCTGGCCGACGATCAGGGCCAAGCCCGCGACTTCCTGACGCTGGATCAGGCGCGCACCGAAGCAGAACGCACCGGCGGCGAGATCGTGCAGGACGACCCGATCGACGGTCAGCGGCAGACCTGGAGCGTGGCGCTGCCGGATACCGCCGCGCGCGAGGTGCTGGCCGGAGACATCCTGTTCCAAGGCGGCGCCGCACCGCGCGGCCAGATCCAAATCGGCCCCGACCGGGCGATGCAGATCAGCTTGTTCAAGGGCGCGGATCTGTCCACCTTCCTGCACGAATCGGGGCACTTCTTCCTGGAGGTCTACCGCGACTTGGCCACGGCAGAGGACGCTGCCCCCCAGCTGCGCTCCGACCTGGACGCATTGCTGAAATGGTTCGGTGTCGAGTCGGCGGACCAGATCGGCGTCGATCAGCACGAACAGTTCGCCCGGGGCTTCGAGGCCTACCTGGGCGAGGGCAGGGCGCCGACGCCGGAGCTGCAATCGGTGTTCAGCCAGTTCAAGCAGTGGATCCTGGGCGTCTACCGCAGCCTGCGGAATCTGGACGTGGAACTGACCGACGAAGTGCGCGGCGTGTTCGACCGCATGCTGGCCAGCCAGGAGGAGATCGATGCGGCGCAGGCCCGGATCGGCTTCGAGCCCATCGCGCGCGACCTGGCCGAAGCGCAGGCGCTGGGCATGACCGAGCGCCAGTTCGCCGATTACCAGGCGCAGGTCGCTGCGGCGCGGGAGCAGGCCGAGGCCGACCTCATGGCCCAGCTGCAGGAAGCCGATGCGCGCGCACGGGAGCGCTGGTGGAAGGACGAGCTGGCCACCATCCGCGGTGAGGTCGCGGCGGAAGTCGAGGCCACGCCCATCGTGCGCGCCTACCGCGTGCTGACCGGGCGCAAGGAAGCCGGCGGCGAGCCGGTGCCCGAGCAGCTGCAGGGCCTGAAGCTGGACCGAGCTGTTTTGGCAGCCACCTACGGCGACGGCCTACTGGAGAAGATGGGCCGGGTATACGCCCGCAAGGGTGGCACCCATCCCGAAGAGGTGGCCGCCCTGCTGGGCTTCAGCTCCGCCGACGAGCTGGTGCAGGGTCTGTGGACAGTGCGGCAGACGCTGGCCGGTGTCGGTGCGGAAGCTGACGCGCGCATGCAGTCCCGCCATGGTGATCCGATGACTGACGGCACGTTGCCGCAACGCGCACTGGATGCGGTCCACGGCAGCCGGAAGATCCAGCTGCTGGAGCGTGAACTGGGTGTGCTGGCCGACTTGGCAAAGGAGCTACGCCCGAACCGACGCGAACTGAAGGCAGTGGCGCAGGCCGTGCTGGCCGAGAAGACCGCGCGACAGATTCGGCCTAATGAGTACCTGGTCGCTGAGCGCAAGGCTGCGCGCGCGGCGGCGAAGGCGGCGGCCTCGGGGAAGTACGCCGATGCCCTGCAGGCGAAGCGGCAGCAAGCCCTGAACGCTGTGCTGTTCGCTGAGGCCCGCGCGGTGCAACAGGAGGTCGAGTCGAAGGTTGGCTACATCCGCCGGCAGATGACCCCGCAGGCCCGCGAGCGGCTGGGCAAGGCGGGTGCCGATTACCTGGAGGCCATGGACACCATCGCCGACACCTACGAGTTCCGCGATGTGTCCGGCCGGGCCGTTGCGCGTCGGCAGAGCCTGCGGCAGTGGGTGGAAGCTCGCCAGGCCGAGGACGATCTGACCGCCGTAAGCGATGCGCTGCTGGCCCGGGTCGAGGCGGAAAGCGTGACGAACTACGCCGACTTGCCGATCACCGAATTCCGCGATCTACACGACGCGGTGACCAACATCGCGCGTCTGGCCAAGCTGAAGAACAAGCTGCTGAGCAACAAGGACCAGCGCGATTGGGAAAGCGCGCAGGCGGAGCTGGCCGGCGCAATCCGTGGCGCGATCGCTGAGGGCAAGCCGCTGCCGCTTTCCGACGCAGACCTGACCGCGATGCAGAAGGTGGGCGCGACCTACACCGGCCTGATGGACTGGGTGCTGCGCCCGGAGACGGTGGTCGAGTGGTTGGACGGCGGCGAGACCGGGCCCTGGCACGACTTCCTCTGGAACCAGGCAGAGGCGGCGCAGCAGCAGCGGATCGAGCTGCGCAATCGGGTTGGCGGCATGCTGGAGCAGACCATGAAGGCCCTGACCCCGGCGCAGCGGGCGGACCTGAACCGACTGGTGTACGTGCCGAGCCTGGGGCGCTCGCTGTCGAAAAACACGATCGTGGCCGTGGCACTGAACATGGGCAACGCCGGCAATCGCGACAAGCTGATGCGCGGCGGGTTCATCGGCAAGAACGCCGAGGTCGTCCAGTTCACGCCCCAGAACATCGCGGAGATGCTGGGACATCTCACGCCGGCCGATGCGCAGATGGTGCAGGGCATCTGGGACGCGGTGAACAGCCTGTGGCCGGACATCGTGGAGCAACAGCGTCGGCTGTCGGGCGTGGCGCCGGAGCAGGTCGAGCCGATGCCGCTGATCTTCACCGCGGCCGACGGTTCGACAGTCAGCCTGCGCGGGGGGTACTACCCGGCGGTGTACGACCCGCGGGCAGGCGCCGGCGGCGTCAAGCAGGCGCGCGCGGCCGAGGAACAGATCATGGGCGGCACCTTCAGCCGTGCCATGACCAGCAAGGGCCACACGAAGGAGCGCACCGAATATGCGGCGCCGATGCTGCTGGACTATCACCGTGTGCTGTCGCGCCACCTCAATGACGTGATCACCGACGTCTCCCACCGCGGCTACGTGAAGCAGGCGCTGCGGGTGCTGGAAGACCAGGAGCTGAAGAACCTGATCCAGCAGCGGCTGTCGGAGGGCGCGTATCACTCGCTCTACGGAAGCGTGAAGAACTCGGTACGCGGCGCGTCGGTGTCCGAGCCAGGGTCCAGCTCGGTGGAGAAGCTCGGTGATGCGGTGCTGACCAACACGGCCGTGGCCGCCCTGGGCTTCCGTCTGCCGCTGGTGTTCGCCAACACCGTGGTGGCCCCGATCCAGGCAGCGGCGCGCGTCGACCCGAAGTACCTGGCCACCGGCTATGCGGCTTACTACCGCAGCCCGGGCAAGATGACGGAGATGATCCACTCGCTGTCGCCCTTTATGGAGGAACGCGCCAACTCGCTGGATTCGTCCTACCAGGTGGTGCTGGGCAAGCTGTCGGGGAAGCGCGGCATCCGCGCGGCGGCGATGAAAATGGCCATGGAGGTGCACCGCTGGACGGTACCGCTGGCCGAGCGTGCAATCTGGCTGGGTCGATACCAGCAGGCACAGGCGCAGGGCGCTGGGGTCGACGAGGCGGTGCGCCTGGCCGACAAGGCGATCCGCACCACGCAGCAGGCCGGCGCGCCGAAGGATCTCAGCGCGGCCGAGCGAGATCCTCGATACAAATGGGTCCGCATGTTCATAGGTCCGATGATCATCATGAACAACCGTCTGCAGGAATCGGGTCTGCGCGGCCTGTACCTCGGGCGTGTGCAGTCTCCAGCCCGGGCGCTGGGCACTTGGCTGGCCGCTGGCGTGCTGTCCAACGCGGTGTTCGAAGTCCTGATGATGCGCGGCCCGGATGGTGGCGACGACGATGAAAAGGGCTGGGACGACTGGAGCGCCTGGCTCGCACGCAAGACTCTGCTGTTCCCCTTCCAGACGTTCCCGCTTCTGCGCGACGTAGCGGGCGCCATCGACGCAAAGATCGAGGGAAAGCCCAGCATGGGCAGGCCGAACCCGATCGCCGATGCAGGCATTGCTCTGTTCAAATTCGGGGACAGTGCATGGGATCTGGCAGTCTCCGGTTCGGATGCTGCACTGGAGGCAATGGGATTCGACTGGATCGAAGACCGCGAGCTGGACCCCGAGAAAATCATCACAGACGGCGTGCGCGCTGCTGGCCCAGTGACCGGCATCCCCAGCAACCAGATGCTGACCACCGGTGAATACCTCTACGACGTGGGCACTGGCCAGTACACCCCGGACAACCCTGCGGAGGCGGCCGCATACCTCATGTACCGCCGACCCAAGGACGAGCAGTAGTCGACCATGCCCAGCCCCGCAGATGCGGGGCTTCTTCTTTCTGGAGCCGATGCACCCATGACCATTTCCGCCAACGACCGCCGCAAGACCTACGTGGGGAACGGCGTCGCCACCGCGTTTAACGGGCCCAGGGCGTTCCTGTCCAGCCATATCCAGGTGTTCACCGGTACCCACCCGGTCTACAACCTGGTGCCGCCGTCGCAGTACACGGTGACCGGGCTGCGCGCGAACACCAGCACGATCACCTTCAACGCCGCCCCTGCGCTGAACCTGGACATCCTGATCCTGCGCACGGTGCCGATGGATCAGCCAGCCGACATCACCAACCAGGGGGCGTTCCTGCCGGAGATCCACGAAGACGCCTTCGACTACCGTGTGATGCAGCTGCAGCAGCTGCTCGATAGCGGCATGCAGCTGATACAGGACCCGGAGAGCGGTGAGTTCGTGTGGGACGCCAAGGGCAGCCGCATCATCAGGGTGGGCGATGCCAAGGGCGATGCCGACGCGGTGAACTTCCGAACTGTGCTGGTCCTGATCGAGCAGATCCAGAACGGCGGCGGGTCCGTCGGCATTGCGCCGAAGTTCTGGTCGTTCGAAGGCGACGGCGAGGTAACTGATTTCCCGCTGGCCGGCGCCGATGTCCTGGACGCCTTGTTCTACGACACTGCACTGGAGAAGACGGCCGGGGCTGGAGACTACCTGGTATCGAAGCCCGGCGACTTCCAGATTCTGCCTGGTGGTGAGGGTGCGGCTCCGGCAATTCGCTTCACGACGGCGCCGGTCGATGGGCAGCGAGGTTTTACCACCCTGCGCGGTTATGCCCGGCCTTGGATCGGTGAAACCCCGATCTACACAGTCGCGCCGCGCATCGTGAGCGTCACCGCCAACAGGACCTTGGCCGGCGACATGCACAACACGCTGATCCTCGCCAACTCGCCCACCCCGATCACGATCACGATCCGTGCCAACACGGGCAGCGCGATCGACTGGAGGGAGGGACAGTTCTTCTCTGTGATGCAGGTAGGAGCGGGGCAGGTGACCTTGGCAGTCGAGGGCGGTGGTGGGCAGCTCAGTGTGCCGGCCGGCTTCGAGGCCAAGACCCGTGCGCAACGCAGCATCATCAGTGCCACGAACATCGCCCCCGACGCCGATGCCTGGGTGGCTGCTGGCGACCTGCTACGGGTAACGTCGGTACCGGACCTGCAATGTTTCGAACTGATCGACCGCACGGTCTTGTTGACCGCTAACATTGCCACCGGCAACGGCAAGGACAGCCTGGTGCTTCCCTACGGCCTGCTACTCGACACGGTGGCCAATGGGGGAATCTACGCCACCCTTTCCACCGCGCAGGCCTCGGGTACGCCGCTGACGATCGACGTCAATCGCAACGGCACCAGCATCCTGGCCACGAAGTTGACCTTCGATAGCAACGAGCGCAGCACCACTACCGCAGCCACTCCGCCGGTGCTGGTGGCCGGTGGCGACGTGCTGGCCAAGGGGGATGAGATCACCATCGACGTGGACCAGGTTGGCACGGCGGGCGCCCGTGGCCTCCGGGTGTACCTCGTCGGCCAGAGGGCCTCCTGACATGTCCGCGCGCCTCTACGATCGTCCCGATCTTGACCAGCGCGAAGGGCGGCTCGCCCTCTACGTCACGGGTTCACTGCCAAATGCGATGCCTTCCCAGGCGTACGAGGGCCGACTTCAGATCACCAATTCGGTTGGCGCGTGCACCGTTCGGCAGATCGATGGCGACACCTTGCCGCCGGGTCATCGGCTGTATGTCGACCAAGCAAGCCGCCAGGTAGTTCTGGCATGGCCAGCGTTTCAGGAGAACGCCGCCCCGATCGCGAATCCAGGGTTCGAGGATGGGCCGACGGGCTGGGAGGCGGGCGCCGGTTGGGTGATCGCAACGGAGAATCCTCCGGTGGGGCTGTGGGCGGCCGGCTACAACAACAACCAGGGTGAGTCGGTCATTTCCAGCACTTCGCGTTACGCGGTGTATGCCGGGCAGCGCACCAGTGCAAAGTGCAAGGTGCGGCAGGGTGCGTCGGCCGAAGGCAATGCCGGTGCCTCGGTCCTGCTCGAATACCGGGACCAGGATGGCCAGGTTGTCGGCCGGGTGGAAGGCAACCGGGTCATGTCAGCCAGCAAGAACCGAGTGTACGACTCCGACGTGGTTGGTACCGCTCCTGCGGGGGCGGCCACGATCAACATCGCAGGCAACGGTATCCGGTACCGGGAGAACAAGATTCTCTTTGTGGATGCCTTCGAGTGGGATCACACGATCGCCGCTGCAGGCGTCAATCACGAGGTCACCTACGCAATCACCCTGCTGGTAAGCGATTCGCTTGGCAGGAGCGCCAGGTGGGAGGGCCGGGTAGTTGTCGCTGTTATCCGCGACTACGCTACAGAGGTCCTGCTCGATACCCCGGTGGCCTACTGGAAGTTGGACGATGCTCTGGGCGCCGTGAGCTTTGCAGACAGCAGTGGGAACGGCATTTCGGCCAGGACGATCCGTACATGGGCAGGTGCTGCTACCGAACCCCTGATGCAGCGTGGACCGCTGCGCACTGACGGCCAATCCGGCTGGTTCGACGGAATCTCGAATATCGGCGTTGAGCCGGGTGACAGTGGATTCGCCAATCTGGCCATCTCCCCTGGAGGCACGTTTGCCGTGGAGTGCGTGCTGGAAACGCCAACATTCCTGGGGAATTCCACACCGTACATTCTGCGCAAGCAGGCGGAGACGTCGACGGCCCACTACGAGGATTACCTGCTGGGCTTCGCTGGTAATCAGACGTTCCAGCTGGTGTTTGGCTGGACCAACAGCGGGGCAGGCAGCGCCCGGCATGTAACTGCGCCGTTTGCATTGGAGCCGGGACGGATCTATCACATTCTCGGCGTGTGCGATGTTGTCGGCGGTGTGGTTACCGTCAGCCTCTACATCAATGGCGAGCTGGTCGCGATGCGCGACGATAGTTCGATGCAGCAGCTTCCCATCGATTCGGCAGGTGCCTTCACCGTCAATGCGCCACAGAACTGGGGCGCATGGAGCTTCTCGGGGCGGATTTCCGATATCGCCCTCTATGCCCACCCGCTGTCGGCGGCTCGGGCGTTGGCCCACGCGCGGGCGGCA